TGCTGTATGCAACCCCGGATTGCGCCCGTAAATACTATGCAGCTTTAAATGATGTTCGTGGCAAAGAGTTACAGTATCAAAATAAAGTTCTTGCCAATTATCCTCGATAAACTCATCTCTCCAGATTGTAATGTACTCATCTGTGTAATGTTCTGGACGAAGTTTCTTTTTCTCTTCTATCCACTTATGATACAATGGAGCCAGTGTATAGAAATGATGAAAATCGAGTTTTACCTTTGCATCGCAAATCTCACAAGCATCGCCTTTTTCATACTTCGCTTTGGCTTTGTCTCTGATGTACTTGATCGGGTCGCGTTTTAGCTCTGCCATTTTTATAAATTATACTGAGAGGTTAGTTGAAAGTCAAGGATTATTTTTTTCTTGGATTTAAAATGTCGGAGCACTCTCTTCAAAACTATAGAGAGCGTATCGTAATGCGTCAGCCATATGAGAAGAAGAATCATGCACAGGTTTCTCTTTAATTAAGTTCGGATTCGGATCCCAGCGATATTGATCGAGAGATCGAAGAACTTCTATACACGAAGAATCAACGATAAGCCGATCATTGTCAATAAGGGAAGCCACGTGGCCAATCCCATCAACAACAGATTTTTTGGCGTTAATGGTTGAAATGTCATATTGTTGAGCAAAGTCGAACCGAGTTTGTGCTGCTGCCGCATCAATGAAGCAGTAGTCGACTTCTCGTCGATCGATGATTTCCGCAAGGTATCCTGCATGTTCCTCCGTTGTGCGCTCCGCGGCATAATACTCTTCCATTAAATAGTATTTATGTCCGTCGAAAGCTATTACGCACAGTGCTGTGGGGTCTTTAAATCCTACGTCGAGCCCCGATATTATATCCATCCCCCTAAAATCCATTTCGGACAGGTCTTGCACACAGTCTTCATAGTTGAAGTTCCAGATCTGTCCTTCGAATACGTTAAAGTCTGCTTCGTATTCTTGTGCAAATTCGGCTTGGCTCATTGAGCGCCGCGCTTCTGCGATATCTTCTTCTGATGCTCTTGGATTATCCTGCCAAGTAGCTTTTATGCTGGCCCACTCAGCAAATTCATCAGTATAGCCGCGATTATAAAAACGACTGAACCAATTGTTACGACCCCGAGGAGTGCTAATAAATAAAGCCTTACTACCCGGTTTATCGAGTGTGGGTCGGATGGCAACGTTGAAGGCAGTTTCTCCATCCGCCAAAGCCGCTTCATCGAAGAGAACAAAGTCATATGAACGTCCTACTACTGAGTCAATTTGGTTTACAGAACCGAGTCGAATTGTTGAGCCATTTGTTAGTTCAATTACACGGTCTTTTGCATTATCTCGTGCAACTTCAAGGTCGAAGTGTTTTATAAGATTGCGTTGAAGGTCAAACGATATGTTACTAAGGTTATAATTAGGGCTAACAATAAGGACATGGCATCCTGGAACGAGGGCGACGCATTGGGCAATAATATTTCCGATATACGTCTTCCCTTGACGACGACTAAGAGCAGCGACAACAAAGCGATACTTGCTAGAATTAATTGCATTAATTAAAGCCTTCTGCGACGGAATGGCTTCGATTCCGAGCAGCTGAAGGTACGACTCAATCGGTACCTTTAGGAATGATCCTCCATCCAGGATTCTGTCGTCGATGATGTCTCTTCTACTGAGTTCCATTCTTCTTCACACTCACAAGGGTCACTGTTACACTCACTGCATTTCTTTCTCAAGCTTTCAAGAGGTGAATGACCGTTCTCTTCTTCCCACTTTTCTGCTTCTTCTTTTGAGAAAAACTTCTTTGCTGAGTGGTTTGATTTCCACATTCCTCTCTTTTCAAAAATCATAGAACACTTCCTGCAGCAATCATTCCCGCTAAAAAGAGAATAACTGCTCCTCCGCCTGCCCAAACAAGACGATGTAAAGATTGAACTGAAACTTTCACTTCAGCCCAACGCTCTTTTGATTCTTCTTTTCCTTCTCGAAGTTCATTAAATATTGTTTTCCAGCGTTCTTCGCATACTGCTTCGTGCTGTAGAAAGGCGCTCTTCAAATCATTCAGATCCTGTTCCACCTAAAAGTTTCTCCATTAATTTTCCGTAATTTCCTTCACCAAATGGAGAGTTGATCTGCACGTTCTGCTGTTTGATATTCGTAGTCGCTTTTGCTTCTTTGGAATGATCTGTGGAGATTTTATGTGCGAGAGCAATTATATCTACAAGGTCTTTACTGGAATACTGGTCGGAGTCGCGAGCTTCTTGAATTTTGTTTTCAATTACTTCATCGAGAAGTTCGGCGAGCCGAAAGCGGTTTCGGTACCCTTGATCGAGGTAGACCGAGTTAATATATTCTTTTACTTCGGATTTTTCAAGTATTTCGTATACTTTGTCGGGCTGGACACCCATCTCGGTTGCGACAGCGATCGCGTTGCCGGTGCTTAAGTAAGCGTTGGCGACTTCGAGATTTTCCGGGGCCATTTTTACGAGTTTCATAGATTCAAGTATATGACGCGAAGACCAAAAAGTCAAGAACTTTTTTTAAGCTGGTTCTGTTGGCCAGGATACATTCGCAGGGTCATCCAGGTCCTCGGGAAGATTTGTCATGATGTCTCGAAGAGTTTGACGATAGGTACGCCACTCTACCTTCTTCTCGTCAGACAAAGGCGAATCGGCTGCCTGAGTCCAATCACTATCATAGAGTCTAGAGTTTCTCTGTTTTCTTATAGTATAATTTAAGAGTTCTGTATTAACCTCCCAGGAGTTCTCTTGCCATATATAGTAGTTTCCCGGTTTAGGTCCTCTAGAAATCCAATAGTTATCTCTCCAAAAGTTTTCGTCCATAAAAGTTGCGGGGTCTACTAACCCTAAAGACTCTAGTTCCGAAGACAATATATATCTTATTGTCTGTTCTCCTAGGACTGTGCCATCAGGAGGGATTTCGCCGGGAACTCCAGTTATAGTTTCTATATTTCCTGTCTCTGTATTTATATAGGCTAAATACGCCACTTGTCTATCTTCGCTCATGTTTCTCCATTAGTTTTTTAGTTTTTTCTAAACTACTGTTGGGTATTTCTTTAGGATTCTTTATACCTACCCAAGTATCTTGCACAACAGCGGAATTGTAGCTATGATGCTTTACTCCCTCTTCTTTATAGACATTTAACATAAAAGAGGTTCTTCTTTTGCAAAAACCCGAATTTACTTTGTGCCACATACAAGGATCAAATAATACTAGAGAGTTTTCTTTCGGTTTGTAGGCTTCATCTTCGAAGCAAATCTCTCCCCCAACCATTCCAGAAATAAATGGGTAATATACCAAAGAAAAGATAGGAGTTACTAACTTATCATTGTCGAAAGACTTTGTATCGTAGTCTATATGCCAATCTAAAGAGTACATAGCTCCATCTTTAAAGTCCCTCTGCCAGTACTCGTAAGACTTTGCATCGTCAAAAGAAAAATACTTGCTAGAGATATCAAGAAGTGGTTGTAAAAACGAATGCTTTACTTTAGAAGAACTGCCAATTCCATAGTAATAATCTTCTGGTAAAGTATTTTTTAAAGCTTTCTCTATAATAATCAATTTCTTAACTGCACAACCCAGATTGTACTTTGGTTCGGAATATCCTGTTCAGAACCTCCACTACTATATTTAAAATAGTTTCTATAAATTACTGAGCTGGAAGTCCATTGAAATTGATTTAGATATAAAGTTCCTCCGTTTTCGACGGGAAGTCCTCCAGTACCTACATAAACATTCGTCAAGCTTCCACTATATAAAGTATCATTATTGGTTTTAGTTCCTGGAGGAAAGGCGGAAAGAATCGTGAAGGACTTTGTATATCCACTTGAAAAAGTTATAGTGTTTGTCCCTCCCGCGTCAAATATTTGAATCCCGTATGTACCTGCTGCTGGCGGAGTGTCTTCATCAACTGGACGAATTTTTGCATAGTTTAAACTAGAAAATCCACTATTGTTTGCAAAAGTTGTGCTATTGTAAGGAACGTTTAAACCTGAAGAACCTGCAGAGGTCCTATTCCAAACAGTAAAATCTCCGTCTTTTGAAACTGCTCCAGGAGAGCCGATAGTTCCTGTCAATCGAATCTGCATATTAGTCTGATCTTCTGTATTTATAAGAAGATTTTGATTAGTATTCCAAACTTTCAAACCATATGACATATTAGTACCTCAAGGCAACATATTCAATATTATAA